GACGTAAAAATCCCGAAAAAGACAGCGGCGTCATCTGCCGGCTGGATCGCAACAGAAGGCGGCGCGTCATCTGAAAGCGAACCAACAGTTGGTCAGATCACAATGTCACCGAAGGTTGTCGGACATCACACAGACATCACACGTCTAATGATGCAACAATCATCAATCGACGTTGAAGCAATGGTCCGCAACGACATTGCAGCGGGTATTGCGCAAGCAATCGACCTTGGTGCATTGGCGGGTTCTGGTTCTTCAGGTCAACCAACAGGTGTTTCAAACACATCAGGCATCAACGCACCGACATCTTTTGCGGCGGCGAACCCAACTTTCGCTGAAGTTGTTGCGATGGAAACAGCGGTTGCGGAAGACAACGCACTTGGCCAAAATATGGCCTACATCCTACCGGCATCTATGTATGGCGCACTTAAAACCACTGCAAAAGACAGCGGTTCAGGGATGTTCGTTGTTGAACCAGATGGTCGCATCAACGGCTACAACGCAATCGTATCAAACCAAGTTACAGCGGGCGACCTATACTTCGGCGCATTCGAAAACTTGTTGATCGGTATGTGGGGCGGCCTTGACCTAGTTGTTGACCCTTACACCAACAGCACAAGCGGCACAGTTCGCGTTGTGGGCTTACAGACAGTCGACGTGGCAGTTCGTCACGCGGTTGCGTTCGCTTACAACAACGACGGCGTATAAAAACAACGGGTGGGGCGGTTCGCCCCACCTTCACCTTTGGAGGGAATGAAATGAAATATTTGATCTTGAAGTCTTGTGTCGCAGCCGGTGCAAAGCGGAATGTTGGTGACGTCGTTGATCTTGGGGCAGACGAAGCAAAAAGTCTTGTTGCCATGGGTCGCGTTGATGTTGCACCGGCTCCGAAACCAGAACCAAAGGTCGAAGCGGTTAAGAAACCAACAAACCGCGCAGTCAAACCCACGTCATCAAGGGCGAAGAAATGAAGATCAAGTTGTTGAAAACGGCGCGTTGGGGAACGGAAAAGGGTCGCAAGGGTTCAACATATGAAGTCGAAGATCGGATCGGTCTGAAGCTGATTAATCGCGGATATGCTGAAGAATATGTCGAAGGTTCTGAAGCTGAAAAAGAAGACGAAGGTGAATAAATGGCACTTCCATTCGCTGATGATTTGACCGCAATACTTGATGTGGACGAATTCGCTTCAAGTGTTTCATATCGTAGAAAAGACGGATTGGGCGATACATCGATCACCGGTATCTTCGACAATGAAACGGTTCCGGTCGATGCCGGTGGCATTGCAGCGGTTCATCAGGAGCAACCACGGTTCACATGCAAGACAAGTGATGTTGCAAACATCGCTGAAGATGATTTTATTGTCGTCAACAGTGTCGATTATCGTGTTGTCGCTTGGTTGCACGACGGGACCGGCGTCACAACAATTCAATTGGAAAAGCAATAGATGGCACACGTTAGAAAGCAAATTCGGGATCGTGTGGCATCGACATTAAAGTCAAATGTCAGTTTGGTGCAGCGTCGTGTTTACACAACGCGCGTTCACCCACTGAACGACACAAATTTACCGGCGATTAGCGTTTACACCGGATCGGAAGCAAGTGAACGGATGAACGCCGGTGAAACGGACATGATCAGGGAATTATCGCTTGATGTGGATATTTATGTTCGCGAAACAAGCAAATTCGATGATGATGTGGACGCGATAGCGGTCCAAGTTGAAGAAGCAATGGCGAACGATTTCACGATCAATGGCCTTGCGAAGTTCAGCACACTAACATCGACCGAAATCCAATTTGACGGTGACGCGGACCAAATTCTTGGCATCGCAAAGCTGACATATTCGGTTCGATATGTTACAGCTATAAAAGACGTAGAAACAGCCAAATAAGGAGTTCCCAAAATGGCGACACACACAGGAAGTGAAGGAACCGTTAAAGTCGGCACGGCTGGTTCTGACACATTAATCGCTGAAATTCGTTCATTCAGCATCGAAGAAACGGCCGACACACTTGAAACAACAAGCATGGGCGACACTTCCCGCACATATTCACCATCATTGAAAAACTTCACTGGTTCGGTTGATGTGTTTTGGGACGAAACTGACACAGGTGGTCAGGGCGCGTTGACCGTAGGTGCAGAAGTTACCATCAACTTCTACCCTGAAGGCGCAACATCCGGCGACACTTATTATGGCGGGTCTGCCATTGTGACAGGTCGCACAATCAATTCATCATTCGACGGGTTGGTTGAGGCGTCTTTGACACTTCAGGGTTCCGGCGCATTGACGGAAACAACGGTATCATAACATGTCATTAGCGAAACGCATTGCAGCAAAACGGGCGGAACAAGAACGGGGTTTTCTGGATGTTGAAGAATGGGGCGAAGGGGACACACCGCTTCGCCTATACTTCACAACGGTTTCAGCGCGTGACATGGAGCAAATCCAACGTAAACACAAGGATTTCATAAACAACCCAACAATGTCGGCCATGATCGACATGATTATCAGAAAGTGTGAAACGGATGATGGTGAAAAAGCGTTCACACTTGAAGATAAATCAATCTTGATGGGGGAACCATTAAACCTGATCGCAAAAGTATTTGGTGCGGTCTTGGAAAGTGTTACTATTGAGGAACACGAAAAAAACTAAGGGGCGACCCGTTTCGGTATAACCTGATTGCATTGGCCGAATTGCTTGGAAAAACCATTGGTGAAATTGAGCAAATCAGTCTTTCAGAATACAATGAATGGGTCGCATACTTTGCTATAAAGTCGGAGAAAGACAAAAATGGCGGCGACTGATCTAACAATTCGAATGAATGCCGTCGGCAATGCGGTTCCTGAAATGAAAAAGGTTCAGGCGCAGCTTGGCAATCTTGATCAGACAATTATCAAATCCACCGCGAACATGAACCGGCATGTTCGCGGTATGCAAAGCATTGGCAAAGCCAACAAGAACATGACCCGCAACTTGGGCATGGCATCATTGCAGTTCCAAGATATGGCGGTTCAAGCATCCATGGGAACGGATGCATTGCGGATTATGACCATGCAAGCACCACAACTTGCATCGATCTTTGGCCCGAAGGGAATGATCTTGGGTGCGCTGATTGCGGTCGGTGGTGCCATTGCAATGATGGGCGATAAGACGACAAAGATGTCGTTTGACTTCAAGCGTTTTGGGCAAGACATTGGCCCAGCACTTGAGCCGTTCAAAAAGGCATGGGAAGGTGTTAAATATACATTCAACCTAGTTAAAGAAGCGATGATTTCAGGTGTGAACTTAATCATCAATGCGTTCCAGTACATGGTTGCCATTTTTTCCGCTATTCCCGAAAGTTTCAGGCGATTTGTTGACGCAGCATTAGGCCACTGGTTTATATTCAAGCAAAGTATTATTGCCGGTGCCTATGATGCGCGGGCAGCTATACAAGATATGCTTGATTTCTTTTCCATGTCTGGCCCGAAGGAAGGGTTCTTGGGCTTCATGGATGATGAAACAGGTCATACAGCGGCAGAAAATTTGCGTTTTCTGGCAAAGGTCGCAAGAAACCAAGCAGCTTTAGTTGAAGATCAAATGGAAAAAGCTGGCGCACCTGTAGATGCATTTTCGGAAAAGCTGGCCAACATTAAGCTGATTGATTTAAGAGATTATTTCAAACGGGTAAAAGAAGAAGCCGAAAAAACAGGTGCGGCAGTTACAACCGTTGCAGACATGATCGGTGACAAGTTTGGTGATGCCTTTATGTCTATGGTTGACGGCACCATGAAAGCGAAGGATGCATTCCGCACAATGGCGGCGGAAATAATCAAGGAATTGTTCCGCATTTTTGTCGTTAAAAAGATCACTGGCATGATTTCGGGCGCATTGACGTCTTCATTCCCATCACTAGGAACACCCATGAAGGCCATCGGGGGACCCGTACAGCGCGGGAAGCCATATATCGTGGGTGAACGTGGGCCGGAACTGTTTGTTCCATCACGCACCGGTTCCATTGTGTCAAACGACAAGATTTCAGGCGGTGAAAGTGTTGTCGTTCAGCAAACAATTAATATTTCGACCGGTGTTCAGCAAACCGTTCGAAATGAAATCAGAAACATGTTGCCGATGATTTCGGAAAGCGCGAAAGGCGCGGTTCTGGATGCGAAAAGACGCGGCGGAAGTTATGGAAGGGCGTTCGCATAATGGCCATCACTTACCCTTTATCTTTCCCGTCACACACTGGCGTTCGATCAATCGAAATCAGGGCGCGGAATGCGGTCGCTATTTCGCGCAGTCCGTTCACATATGACCAACAGGTTCACGCATATTCCGGCCAATGTTGGGAAGCTGATGTTTCCCTTCCACCGATGAAAGCATCGGATGCGGAACAATGGATCGCGTTCTTGATGTCATTGCGTGGCCAGTTCGGAACGTTCACAATGGGTGACACCTTGAACACGTCCCTTCGGGGAACTGCATCATCAGTCACGGTGACGGCGGCAGCCGGAGACAGTTCGCTTGATGTTAATGTTCCAAACGGCGAAACACTGAAGGCCGGCGATTGGATACAGCTTGGATCGGGTTCGTCCGCGACGCTTCACAAGGTTCTTCAAGACTACACCGGAACCGGTTCGTTGGAGACTGACAGTTTGGAAGTATGGCCGGCGGTCAGGGTCGCGCATTCCGCAACTTCGGCAGTGACATCGAACACGGTCGGAAATTGGCGTTTAAACGTCAATGAAACGGTCTGGAACATCAATGAAGCGTCGGTTTATGGACTTACCTTCGGATGCGTTGAGGCGATATAGATGTCAAGAATTGTTCCATCCGCACTTGTCACCGCGCTTGGGAACGCGCAGATCGAACCGTTCTTTGCAATCGAAATGATTTTCGACACGCGAACAATCACGTTCAATGGCGAAAGCATCGACGTCGGTCCGTTACGCTTATGGTCTGGGATGTATGATAAGACGATCAACGTCCAAGGTTCGGACCAAACGTTCACGGGAACGGGTGGTTTATTGTCTATTGGCGGCCTTGAAGAAACGGGTGATTTATCCGCGAAATCCGTCACGCTAACACTTTCAGGAATTCCGTCGACAATTATATCGTTAGCATTGCAAGAACCATATCAACGACGCGCTTGTCGAATTTATTTCGGCGTTGAAAGTGTTTCGGATGTGGTTGAAATCTTCACCGGCAAAATGAACACAATGCGCATTCTTGACAGTGAAGACGCCGCAACGATTGAATTGACCGTTGAAAGTAAGTTGGTCGAACTAGAAAGATCGTCAAATTGGAGATACAACGACGAAAACCATCAATCGCGCAATTCTGGTGACAGCTTCTTTTCATATGTGCAAAGCATTCAGGACGCACAAATTCCATGGGGTCGAAAGTAAATCTAAATAAATTCATCGAACATGTCAGTTCACACCCGTTTGAATGGGGTCGGCATGATTGTTTGACTTTCACCAATGGTGCATTTGAAGCGTATTGGGGCGAACCTTATGCAAAAGATTGGATTGATGGATATATGGTCGAAGGCCGACCGCCGACCGCAAGGGAACTAAGGAAAACGTTCAAATATAGCACAGTAGAAGCGGCACTTGATGATCGTTTGCATCGATGCGAACCCACTAAATTTGGCGCACTGGTGACGACAAAAGAAAATCAAAGATGGGTGACAGGTGTCGCTTTGGGCATATCAATCGGTTCGCGGTGTATTTTCTTGAATAAACAAGGTATGATCGCAATCAACGCAATCGACACAAACGGCGCATGGGTTCCACATGAAGAATGACATTCCCTTTAATGTTCTAAGAAATCCCAATTCATGGGATAATGTTCCGCGCGATCCGATTTCGGTGGCGATTGCGACGGCCGTGACGGGTGCAACATCTGGGATTGCGTATTGGGCCGTTTATGCGGTTTCCACGATTGCCATTTCAGCGGTTACAAGTTCGGTTTTAAGCGCATTATCACCAAAGCCGGAATTCCCTAGTAGTGAGGTAAATACTTCGCAAGGTTTATTGGTGAATGGGCGTGGCGCAGCGCAGCCCCAAGACTTTGTTTACGGTGAAGTCAGAAAAGGCGGAACAATCACGTTCATTGAAAGCACCGGAAGCAATAACCGGATATTACATCAAATAATTGTTCTTGCTGGCCATGAAATTGAAGATGTTGTCGATATATACTTCAACGATGAAATCGTCACAATGTCGAACGAAAATGTCACTACATCACCTTACAGTGGATATGCAAAGGTTTATGCCCATCTTGGCGACCAAACATCGGCGACAAGCACCTTTGACAATTCGACACAATCTTTGGCCACCACGCTTCACGCAGAAACAAGCGCGACATCTGGCTTTGTCGGAAAGGGCATCGCTTATCTATATTGTCGTTTTATTTATAACCAAGACGCATTTGCGAACGGAATTCCTACTGTTACAGCGCGAATAAAAGGAAAGAAGATTGTCACAACGTCAAGCGGGACAGAACAATCGTCGGCCTATACGAATAATGCGGCTTGGTGCATTCGTGATTATTTGACTTCGGTTTATGGCTTGGATGATGATGCGATTGATTATTCCACATTTGAAGCAGCGGCGGACATATGTGACGATCATTTAGATGGAACATCAATTGATCAATACACAATCAACGGTGTCATTCGAAGTGATCAATCGCATGGTCAGGTTCTTCAACAGATGATGACAGCTTGCGGTGGAACGCTTTATTGGGGCGGTGGTTCATGGCGTCTATATGTTGGGAATTTCGTCACACCTACAAAAACGCTGACACTTGCCGACTTTAGGGGTCCGATTTCCTTAGATACTAGGGTTTCAATGCGGGACAACTTCAACACGGTTCGCGGGACATATATCGACGCAAGTGATGATGGCGATTTTATTACGGCGGATTATCCATCGCAAACAAGTTCGGCCTTCCTAACCGAAGATAATAACATTGAAACGGTTTTAGATTTGCCACTGCCATTCACCACCAATGAAAAAGCAGCGCAAAGATTAGCAAAACAAATGCTTTATAGAAGCCGTGAACAAATGACCATTCAAGCCGACTTTGGGATGAATGCATTCAATATCGAAGTTGGGGATTTTATAAAACTACAGAATGCAAGGTATGGATGGGGTTCTGGTGATGAAAAGACTTTCGAATGCGTTGGATGGCGACTTCAGGCCGATCAAGATAGTGGTGAATTAAAGGTCAATTTGACGCTTCGCGAAAGTTCATCAGCGGCGTTTGGTTGGACCGACGCAGATGCGCAAACAATTGTTCGCAATAATTCAACGCTTCCCAAATATTATGAAGTTCCGGCGATTGGTCTGGAAATATCGCAAGAATATCGGGTTGTGAATGAAAACGTCACAAACGCGATTGTGATCGATGTGACTTGTGACAATGCACCGGAAATCGATTATGTCATTGTTAAATATAAGAAAACATCCGACACCAACTTCAAATCTCTGGGCCAAGGCTTGCTATTAGATGGAAATTCTTATGTTGCAAGGTTTGAAGTTAATGACATTGAAACACCGCAATTAGGTGAAACGGCGATTAACTACACAATTTCAGCGACACCGGTGAATGGCCTTGGTTTCAAGGGAACAACGGTGACAACGACATTCAATGTCACCGCCGACACGACCGCACCATCTGCACCGGCGTCATTGTCGCATTTTCTTTCTGGCGGAACAACATTCTTCACATGGCCGGCCGTGTCCGACTTGGATTTGTCGCATTATAAACTTTATTACACATCGAACACATCCCACACGTTCCCAAACAATAAAGCATCGATGGACGTAAAAGTCGCAAAGATTGCAAGACCAGCGACATCGATCACATGGGGCGCACTTTCTGGAAAGTGGTTTGTTTCAGCGGTCGATAAAACCGGCAACGAAAGTACGACGGCGGCCACAACTACAATTTCGGCGTCGGAATTGCCGTCGTTGAACACATCAGATACAGACACAGAACATAGTGGTTTCGATGGAGA